AGTTGTGTCATGTGGTAAATGCCTCCAGAATACCAGACTCATAATCATCTTGTAGTGCGAACTTTTGTGCTTTGAGAATATTCTCTTTTAGTTTTGGATAATAGTTTAGATTAAGTTCATTATCTTCTGCAGCAATCAACTCAAAACATTCATTATCATCTTCCGCAACAACATTCCAAAGTCCACCATCAGAAAAAGGTGCTGGAATAAAATGATCCACCAAATACAGGTACTTCATTGACCTCTTGTGTTTAACATTGATATCATAGGAGGTTTTTATTCAAAAGTCAAGTGTGCGGAAATTAAACTGTCCATAGTTTATTTGATACTATCTTTTCAAGTGTTCCAAGTTTAATACCAAATATATTTGCTATTTCTTGATTTTTATATTTTTTAGAAGAGTGCATTTGACGTATTTGTTCAACTTTATTCCAGTTAAGGATCGCTCTCCCGTTTCTTTCCCCTTTAAGACCTTTTCTACTTGTATCTTCTCTTACTTTTCTTTCATTTTCATATCTTTTAATTTCTTCATTATTTCTTGGTATAAGTTTATATCCTTTATGTTGAATTCTTTTTCCATAAAGAGTTTCATGAAGATGTCCTACATTAAGATGATTGTTTCTACAATACTTTGATAAATTTAGAATTTTTATTCTTTCACCAGATGGCGTTTCTACCAAATATTCTTTACAGAAATATTCTGATGGTTGACCACCTCCAGGAGAAAGATTATACCCATTTTCTACAGTTTTGTATTTGGAAATCCAATGTATCTCTCTATCATCTAAAGTAGATAAATTACATTCCTCTACAATTCCCCAAATAAATCCCTCTTTTCCATATTTCTTAAGAGCATTCGCAAACTTATGATTGCATCTCTTACAATCCATAAAGTGCTCATTGATTCTCAAATTAAGATTATTTTTTACAGTTTGCCCAATGTATTTTTTTCCTGTAAAAATGCAATGAGCACAGTAAACTTTACCTGTTGAAGGCATAACTACTCTGCTGTTGAGTGACATAATATTTATATGATAAAGGAGGCATTTCTGCCTCCTTTCTTACCTGGAAAGTGTCACCCAACGCAGGTATTATTATTTATTAGTGTTTGTCAAGCAATGGAGTTGCCTTTCAATTTCATACTTAATAGGCAATAGATGAGAAGCAAAGAAACCAGCATATTCTCCATCTTGCAGAAGACTATAGATGTTTTCTGTTTGTTGAAGAGCAAGAATAAGTCTAGTCTTCTGGTCCATAATGTCCACCGTTGCGATAGAGTTGTTCTTCAATTTGAGAGTTTGGTTTGTGTAGAATGTGGATGCAATTGGTAAGGACTGCACCAACAATCACACCAACAAGTGTAAAGATTCCAGTAATCATACAAATTCTGCAAGATAATAATCAACAGTTACTTCCAGTTTTGCCGCTTCCTTCTCAATCTCACCCCAAAACTTTTCTGCTGCTTCAGAGTAGACTTCAATTTGGTCTTCACCAATTTCCACAAAGTGTTGTGTGAAATCATGATAAGCGCGAGTGAATTCGTTCATTTCAGTTCTTCAAGTTTTGGATGATCGTAATGTTTAATTAAATTTGAATCACGTTGAATGAGAGAAATATTCCATCCAACAATAAATCCGATTGCAATAACAACAAAATGTTTTAGTTTCATTGTAATTCAGAAAAAAGGAACAACATCATTATTTTCAATCCCAAGAAACGTTTTGAAGTAGAAAACCTGGCATCACGTATGTCCATCCAGATCCACCAACTTTATACTCCCACTTATATTCATACTTATTATGACTGTCCCATGTCATATAACCTTTCTCCTTATCAAATCGTCCCTTGATAGTAAGTCCAAACCTATTAGAGAAAATATTGCGTGTGCGAAGTGCTCCACCTTTCTCACGAGTTTCAACTACTTTACATGCATCCGATATGAATTGGGTCGGCGTTTCTACTGCACACGAAGTTTCGTAGGTAAACGATCGATGAATTTTCTGTTCTTGTGCAACGGTCTGAGACTGTGCAAATGCTGGAGAAGAACACAGCAGGAAAAGAATAGGGAGAAACTTTTTCATTTGAGATGTTTGATCAATTCAGTAAAGTTTGCCTTACCGTGCCATAATAGTCCAACTACTATGGCAATGTCAAATAGTAACAATACACCAAGAGTGACTGTAAGATAGAGTTTATCTTTATTCACCCGACGACTCTCCAACATACAGTAGCGTTGCCCTTACTTGTAGAAGAAATATGAGCAAAGGCAGCATAAGAGAGATCCAGATCAGCGTGACTATATGGACCACGATCATTTACTCTTACAATTACTTGCTTTCCGTTGTTTTGGTTTGTTACCCTAATTTTGCTACCCATAGGTAGATAAGGGTGAGCTGCAGTCCAACGATAAGCATCAAACCGCTCACCGTTAGCAGTTGTTTGCCCATGAAATCCATCTCCAATTCCGTAGTATGTAGCAATACCACAAGCAAGTCCAGCAATCAGTGTTTCAACCATCATTTTAATTCAATGTGATCAAAGATTAGTCAAGAAAGTAATCAGTAGTTTCCTCAAGTTACCCCACAATTATACTGCCTGCATCAGGCGGTTAGGGAAGAACTGTGACACTTGTGGGACTGGCACACCTTGTTTCTCAATTAGATACTGAAGATATAGGGTTTCTTCTTGCTCCCGTGCCTCTATTTCGTGTGGTTGATGCCAATAGTCGTACTTTTCGACAGGTTCTTTAGAATAACACAATTTTCCATATCGGATCCGCAGAGAACCGACTACCCACTGTCGCAGGTGAACCAGTTCATGCAAAAGAGTTTTTATATACAACTCCTCACACATATAGGTGTTGAGTTCAATCAAAAACTCACGAGGACGATAAGATTCTCCCACATAGTCACAATAACCATAAACTTGCTCACGACGCAGACCACGGTGACGAATCTCTACCTCAATCTTATGGCGTGGAAGAAACTTATTCAGAAACCAAGAGGTAACATCCTGACAGGTACGTTTAGAGTAACCATATCCAGACATTTCAAAGTAAGACATTGACCCCAGTGCAAAAACCAAATGAACGAAGAAATGAAGATCAGTTTGTCAGTAGTTGTCATTAGTTACATCCAAATCCTGCACCACCAATAAATGCTCCAAGAGGAACTGACCATTTATAACCATCACCCCGACTCATACTAGCAGCAACACCACCACCAAGAATGGCACCCAAAAATGTTCTTGAAGGATCACAATAAGACCTTCTTGATTGTCCACATGGAATTTGCTCTCTGTAGATAAAACCATCATAACCTTCTACCTCACGATAACAAGTTTGATACTGTTGTTGTGCCTGCATAGGAATAGGGAGAAATGTAAGTGGAAGAAGTAAGAATAGTTGTTTCATTGTTCAACGAGCATACAAATAACCACCTGCCCAATCAGCATTCTCAAGCAACCATTCGCGTTGCTCAATAATGCGAAGATCATAGCGAACACCTTTGGCAGGAGATTTCCAACTGGCAGACTTATAAACTTCACCAGTCTTACGATCCACAAAAGCGTGAACACTGCGCCCACCACCATTATCAATCATAATGATTTTGTGATACTTACGACCAGACTCAAAAGTAAAGTCATAACCATCGGGACCATCATCTTTGAGAGCATCACAAAGCATCAGAGTCCACTTAGTAACATTCAACTGAATGGTGTTGCGGGCATCCTGCTCAGCAACGTAGTCAGCGAAGGTGGCAGTCATAAGAGTTTCCTCTTGATTACTTTCATATTATAAAAGGTCTCCCAGCGAACCAGGAGACCCAATGTGCCAGTTTTTAAGGTGTCACTCAATTCATTGTGCTTTTTTCTTAGTCACTTTACTCTGAACAACTGGTTTTTCAACAACTACCTCTTCAACCTTTACTGGTTCGGGTGCTGGTGTTGGTTCTTGAAAAAGATCTGTGAATCTAGACATTTCTTATACTAAGTAACTTCAGATATTTATCTTTAGTCTTCATAAATTCGACACTCAAGTGCATTGGGATGAGAATCGCAGTACAATTCAAGTGCTGATGGATCGTGATCATCTTCTGGATGATGTGCTTTATACGATTCAAGTGCTTCAAGTTCTTCGGCAGTATGCCTACGCATTTGCGGCGATACTGTTGGATCTTCCAAGATTTTTTTATCTTGTTCAATGTGTTGATTGATATTATCCATTGTTTTGTGGCGTTATGATATATTTATTTTTTGTTAGTTTAACGAATTTCCATTCCAATTCTTTGGGGGAAGTGGATCAGATTTTCCTTCAAGAGAACGAACCATCAATTCGGTGAATTTTTCCATTTTTTCTGGAACAACCTGACTCGGATTGTATTTTATTGCATCTTTGAGGGCAATTAGTTCGTTCCATTCCTCTTGAGTAAGGTCTTTTGTTCCAGTTTTGGAAAGAGTCATAAGTTTCTTGCGTTGGTTCTCAATATTAGCATTTCAATACAGTACTATCTAGAAACTTAATGTTTTCTTTGGGATCACGTTACATTACTTCACAAAATCATCAAGTGCTTCAAGATCATCCTTAAGTTCTTTTTCCTTTTTTTGGTCGTGATAATAAGACCAGAGAGCATTATGAACATCCATTAGATGATCTACCCAGAAACCAGTAGGATAGATTCCCAGTGCATCTTGAAGACCACGATGACTGGTTCCTTCTTCTTCTGCCTTACACATAATGTAACAGATTGCCTGAACCATATCAATCTTATCTGATTCAGAAAGCATAAAATACTTTCCTACTGCTCGTTGCTTTGCCTCTTCATTATCCCTTTGAAGTTGTTTGCAAGCATCAGAATCCCACCACTCTCGAAGTGCTTTACCGAATTCGTTAGGTTTAGTCATTATTCACCAAAGATAGTTCCAAAGAAACCAGAGTCACCAAATTTACGATTTTCTAGTTTATCAAGAAGTGCATCAGTGCTTTGGAGAGAATTAATACGAGAAATCATATCAGAGATTACACTACAAACAACTGGACGTTCTTGACGGGCAGCATATGATAGTGCTGCCCTTAAGGATGCCTCTGCTTCTTTTAGATTAGTTTCAACAGATTCAGACAATGCCATCAACAATCCTCCATTTTAATTTCTTTAGTCACTTTACGGAGAAGGTAAGACCCATCACCCTGATCTACCCACTCTACTCGATCTCCTTCTTTTAGATTTGCTGCATCCAACAAATCATCAGGGAAAGTAACAAAATATTCACCACTAGGACCATCTACTTCAATGGGAAGTTGCCACTTGGTTACTTTATCTTTTTTATATTCTTCAGGGTAATAATTTTCTTCCCAGAAGTCATTCCAAGACTTTTTACATTCTGGTGATGGATCTTCCTTATCACATACAAGATTTTCTTTCCCCCTAACATATTCATCATATGCTGGAATATGACCCTTACCATTACCATTCAGAAGAGCAAGAAGATCATAACAACGACCAGTATGGTGTTTATGGTAATGATACTGCTCATCTACAACACCTTTGATGAGATCATAGATTTCTTGTGGAGATGCCTCGCCATTTACTGCATCGTGTACCCAGTTTTCAAGTTGTTCAAGTGAGTACTTTTTGTAATTAAAGTCCATTAAGATAATCCTTGATTGCTTGTTCCATAATAACCTGAATCTCCTTAGAAGTCAAGGAATTCATCCAAGACCATTTGGGATCATCTGGAGACCAATCTACTGTATAAGACCCATCTTCATTTTGAGTGATTTTTAGAGTATCTTCCATCACATATCAATATGAATATCAGATTCCCAAGATTTCTTTTCAAATTTACGAAGAGTTTTAAGTTCTTTATAAAGGTCTTTAATCTGTTGATATGCTTCCTCTGGTGAAATTTTATCACTAATTTCAAGACCAGCAATTAGAGCAACCTTATCACCAAATCGGGCAAGTGCTCTTTCGAATTCAGTTAGAGTTTCGTACATCAGAGATTCTCCTCTTGCTCTGTTTCAATCACACAATCGCTCAGAGGATATGCAACACAAAGCATAGAGAACCCCTCATTCATTTGGTCATCATCAAGGAAGGATTGTTCGGAATTATCCACTTCACCTTCCACAACTTTACCAACGCAAGCAGAGCAAGCACCAGCACGGCAGGACGAAGGAAGGTCGATGCCTGCGTATTCGGCAGCATCAAGAATGTATTGGTCTTCGGGGCATTGAATAGTTTGTTCGGTTCCGTCAGCGGAACGGAGAGTTACATTAAAAGTCATTTGTCTAGAGTATAATTGCTTAGATTATAAGGTTCGGAGGATAAAATGTCAATACGGGATTCAAGACTGTTTGCAATCTCATACATCGCATTTGTAGTCTCAACATTCTCCCTTTCAAGTTCTTGAATTCTTGCTTCAAGTTCGACAAGTTTATCGAAAATAGAAGTATTATCTGTTGGAGTTTGATATGGTTTCAGAAAATTATCAATCCATTTAAACATTAGATTACTCCTATTTCTTTAAGATATGCTTGATATCTCATAAAACTCTGAATACGAATGGGTCTTCCCAAACTTTCACAACATCTACAGTATGATAGAAACTCATACCAAGGAGCAGTAGGATCGGTGTCACTCACAGTTTGCCACCCACTTCTGACTCATAAGTTTGGGATTCAGGGAAACCTTCCTGCCGTCCTTTAAGATAAAATCTTGTTGCTGATACACACTGGTCTTCAGTGAGAGACGTGATAAGTCCATTGTCGTCTTTGTCGGTTGAATACCAGAGTCCATATTTTTTCTGTTGAATGTAAAAGCAGTCGTCAATTAGATTTTTTTCGTTCATTTACTTGTTTTACAGTTTCATGAAGTTGCTTGAGTGCCTCAATGGTTTCTGGAGTTTCTTCCCATTCCCAAGAGTTTCCGTTCTTATCAATAAAAGTTCGTTCAGTCATACTTATAACTCAGTTTAATTTCGTTCTTTTTAAGTTTGTAGCGATCAATGTGCTTTTTACGATGCTCTTCAGTTTGGAAGTAACATTTGCGAGTTTCCTTACCATCCTTTCCATCTTTGTGAACAAGTTTCCAAGGAAACTGATCATAAGGAAATTCTTCACCATCCTTCTCAGGAATCACTTTTTCGCTTTTCTTTGGGCGTCCCATAATTTATCAGGTTGGTTGCTCAACACTTTGAGTATACACGGAATCAAACAGTTCGTCAAGTATCTCATTACACTGATGGTACTCAGCACTATTGAGAGTGGTCTTTTCAATCTGATACCGACGTACAGAAGTGTAAATGAGTTTGTATTGTTCAGATGTGAAGTTCATTTTAAGTATCTTGGTTTTTCAGTATCAAATTGATAGAACTTTACGTCTTTCATATCTAGACACATACGAATTGTAGTGTGTTCTCTTTGTTCTCTTGGTGTACCGCGATACAAATGTCTGCGTTGATATGCACAACACCAGACATTATAATAAATTTTTGCCTTTTCGTTCACATTTTATCTCTTAAATTATAATGTTGAGGACCACGATCTGGATTTTTATCAACATATTTCTCCACCGATTTACCACCAATTCCACCTTGGGAATTTAATACTTTCATTACTTCGTCTTTTGACAATTTACCTGATTTAGACTGAATTTTCTTTACTTTTGTTTTCTTTGCTTCTTCTAAAAATTGTTTGAAAGTAATCATGACTTTTTGAAAGTATTTATTCATCATTCCACGGTGCTTTACGATTCATAATTTCTTTAATTCTCTCAACTACAGCAGAGTCTGGTGGTTCATTGATTCGTCGCACAAGTTCATCATATGCTTCTGCAGATACAATAACCTTCGGTAGTTGTTGTGCTAATCTCAACTTACGTTCTGGACTGATAGTTAGATTGTATGGGTCATCATAGTCATAGATATATTCTTGCATCCACCCTATTGACAATGATTCCCAAAATTCGCCATAACCCCATTCATCACCGTCATCATAACAGTCAAGAATATACAGGACATTACGAAATCCATCAAGGAAATCTTGCCACTTTGATTGAGTTTCAAATCTCATAATGTTTCATCCGCAATTAGGCATCCAGAGTGTAGAGAGTTTGTTTTTCTTTGCAGTGATATTGAAGTGGTCAATCTGCCCATTTTTATGGTAGATTCCACACCATAAGAACCCATCATCCATCATCTCAAAGTGTATCATATCTATGTCCTTGACGACAATCTCATCAGGATTCTTTTCGTCGTTCATTTTGCCTCCCAGAATCTACCATCAGGACCACAAGAGTAATCAAGTGATTCCCAACATTTAGCACGGAGCATACCACAAAACCTCTGTTCGTTCCCATTTACAAGATTTGTGGAAGTATTGGGAGAGGAACAAGTATCGTGTCGGAATCCCATTCCAAATAGATGACCCAACCAATCCTTACGATAATACTTGCAATCTTTACAGAGTTTCATTATTCTTCCTCACTCTTTCAAGAAACTCATTACTCTGTTGATACAATCGCTCAATCAAATCCATGATGTCATCAATCGCAATAGCATTATACTCTACATTCAGGTTTTCGCAACGGAGAGCATCAATCATACATTCCAGTGCCATTGCTTGCATATGTTCTGGTGTGATTGGTGTGCCGTGAGTGAGACCAGAACATTCATCATTATAGAAGGCATTATACCGTGCCAGCAGAGTATCACTGCGTTCTTTGCGTTCCCATTCTTCTTTTGCAAGTTCTCTGTTTGCTACCTCACGACGCTCAGCTTCCTCAAACATCTCATCGGGGTAAAATCTGTCTTCCATAATGCCTCATAATTTATAAGAGTGTCTGGTGGGATTTGAACCCACGTTGATTAACCGTTTTGCAGACGGTTGCCTTCACCACTCGGTCCACAGACACCGCACCAGACGATTATACTATCAAATGTTAAAACTGTCAAAGGTTTTGTTGATAAAGGAATAAATGCCGTTGATGGTTTCAATCGGAACCCAAGCAGGTTCTTCACCATCAAAAGAAACCAGACCTTCTACTACATTTTTCTCTTTGATTTTGGAATAGATGGTTCGTGTTTGTTGAACCTTACTCAAAGGGTTGTTGGGTACAACCGATTGAACAAGTTGAGTTTTGAAGTAATCAAGAAGTTTTTGGTAATCTTCATCAGATACTTGTGCTGTGATAGTGTTGTTCATAAGTTTCCTCAGTTTTTGTTTGCCGTATTCAGTCAGGTAATTTTTATTTTTTCTCAATTCATCTATTTCACTTTGAGATAGATTTAAATGAGGCAAATCATCAGGAACTGGAAGATTATCAGTCATAAGATTTTTGTTTCATAAAGTCATTATACAATAAAGGGCACCAGATTTCAAGTGCCCATATTCCAGTTCGTCAAGTGTCCTTTAATACCTCACATAATGGAAAGATTTTGGTTCTGGAAATAAATCCTGGTTTTGTGTATTTGTCTCTATAATCTGCTGCGAATACTTTTGCTTGTGATATTGTATCAAAAGGACCAAGATATGTGTGAATTGACTCAATACCTTCATATTTTGTGTAGACTACTACAAGGAATTTATGATAATCGTTTGGGTGAGCAGTATACCAAAAACCTTCGTGTTGTTGAATACGGGTTTGAGTGCTAATTTCCATAAGAGGTTTCTGTGTGTATGAAGTTATTATACAACAAAGGGCACCCGTTTTCAAGTGCCCTTGTGCCAGTTCGTCAAGTGTCCTCTTTCTTCTGCTTTTCAAGAAGTTCTCTCAACCTCTGTTTTCCGTATTCAGTCAGTTCATATTTTTTTTTACGGAGTTCTTCTACTTCTTCTGGATTGAGTAGAAACCCATCAGGAATGTGACCGTATTCTTCACCCATATCGTTCATTTTGTTCCATAGCATATTCTTTTTGATATTCCAGTTCTCTTTCAAGTTTCTCAATTCTATCACACAACTCGGTGATAATACAAATCAAAGAAGGATAGCAAATGGTTTCAATATCATTCCCATTTTCCATATCCATAGATGTGTGATAATAGAGTTCTTTATCAAAGTTTCGTTCAGTCATTTTCTAAAAAGTTCTTCAAGTTTTCGTTTTTGCATTCGGAGATCGGTAGATTTGTCTTGTTCTTGAGCAAACCTCTCCATATGTTCCCAGATTTCTATTTCTTGAGTGGTAATATCCATAAAATGTTTTTGTTTCAATAAAAGAATAGTTTCCAAATCATCGTAAACACTAACTGGAATATTCAAAAACTCTTCGTAAGTCATTTGTTATATTTCAGTAGCATTTTGAGTGTTGTTGATGGTTCCATACTCTCATCAATCTTATGAGGTTCCAGAAGTTCTACAAGTTCCTCATACTTTTTCTTATAGTCAATACCTAAATCAACATCCTCATTTGAAAGAGCATCCCTAATGATTTCTATAGATGCGAATTTTTTATATCCTTCACCTGAATTTGGTGGAAATATACCATACACAAAATCATAAGTAAGTCCTCGTTTATGAAGAAATTTTCTAATTTCATCTTCAGTCAAAGAGAAATTGAAAGTATAACCAAATTTTTCACTACAATAATCAAATTTCATTTTTCAATCCTATAAGTTCAGTCATCGCAACATCTCCTTCATTTTGCGTATTGCATCATTAAATCCCTCCACAAGAAGTTCAGTATTCACATTTTGCGAACCAGAAGAAATCTGTTCATCTAAAATCCAGTCCTCAACAATATTTACAATATCATCAAAAACCATACCATCATAATCAAGTTGATCTTTTAGCATATTGCGAAGTTTTTGAGATTTATGTTTCTCCACCAACCTATTCACAACCTCATCGGTAATGTATGAAGCAGGATTATCTTTCTCATCCCA